AATATGTATTATCAGCAGTACCATATGGTCCGGTGATCGCACCTAGACTTTGAACTGACAATATCATATCATTGGATACTGCACCGGAGCCTGAAGATGTTCTATCAGGTGCTACTTCTACAAGTTGCAAACTAGCCTGAACAAACTTATCTAGTGCATCAACATGATCCATATCTGCGGTCATGTCCCATATGCTCTTTAAAGCTGCCTTAGGAACTCTAATGACTGGACTTGGATTCTTAAAATTCTTGTCACGCATCATTGCAACTGTACCAGTAGGAGAACCTGTAGTAGTGTTTACATTTACAGGCGGTGCTGGCTGATTAATTTTATCAGAAAATACTCCGTTTTCTTGATATTCCCCATATGTGGGAACTACATACAGTTTGCTATTATCATAACCTGATTTAGGTACAATTCGTTTAGCTTCATTAATATTTGCATCATTGATTTGTATGTTTCTGTTATATGTAGATAATATATCTTTGAGATTATCTGCATCACTAAGTTGCCAATAAGTTTCATCGGGTGGCATAGTGCCAGCCGGCACTGTTGTTAATGAAGTATAGTTTTTATCTCCGAACGATATGACATAACCAGCAGGATATGTTTTAGCTGAGTCCCATATACCAAGATAAGTATCCTGATTAATAGGAGCTTGCAATATCTGACTAAATTCTTGACTATCAACTAACGGTTCACACTTAATACGCCATAAATGAGGGAACCAAGTTTGACTAAAACCCTCTGATGCATAATTTGAATCAGTAACTTGATAAAAGCGTTTTAACGCAGTTGGTATATCTTCTTTTAATGGATTATAATCTAATAAGTGAGGCAATTCTAATACATCACCAACCATTAACTTGCGACCGATAATGTCGATCATATCGTTGTAGTGTATGGTGATGAAAATAATATCATTGTTTAAGAATAGACCGAACTGACTTAAATCAAAGTCTAAGTTTTGAACATTATAATGTCCACGCAATCTATAAATATTTGGATCATATGACCTATCTCTGTTCTCAAGGAACAATAAGTCTTGTATATTATTTGGATTTAAACTATCATATTGGGGTTGGGTATAGTCTATACTAGCACCTTGGTCAGTAGGACCTAAATACTTGTGAATATACATATCCGTACCACCCACCGTGAATTGTTCAGAAATGGTTCTGTCCAAAAAACGATAGTCATTTTGTTTGTTTTCGCGGTAAAGGCTTAATCTTGGCATGTAGTATTTATCGAGAAGGCTTGACAATAAATGGGAAATCATATATAATAGTGATATTACTTTCAATTTGGAGCACACATGGCTACTCGTAAATCTGTTAAAAAAGCTGTTGACCCCTCAGTCGTCAAGACTCTTGATCCACGAGATCCTGACACCAAGTACTTTGGTGCTGAACCTGTGTTTGTCACACAGCCTGAGAATCGGGCGGCTGAATTGATTCGCAGTTTTAACTGGTACAGTCGTTTCTATGGTCGCAAAGATGCCAAAGACTTGATTGTTCAATATCTTGACCTCAGTGGTAATGACGGACTAGCTAAAGTTGTTCGCAAAGTTGATGAGAAAGAACTCAACCCTACTATTTGCTGGTTGGCTAGAATGACTCTCCGCGGTCTTACTCTGACTGAGGATGAACACAAAAGGTTGCAGAATGAGGTCAATCGACTTGTGCAAAGCGTACACTCTCCCGAAGTCAAAGTAAGTCAGACTGGTGCAAAGAAAGAAGTTGTAGTAGTCAAAGAGATCGCCCGTCCTAATGTTCAGGAGATCATGCGAGACAAGGCCCGTGAAGCCGGCGGTGAGCTTGAAGGTCTATTTGATGATTTCATCACAGCAGGTGCACCTACAAAGCACACATTAAAGCCAATGGATGAAGTTGCTAAAAAGAATGTGTTGCCTCAACATATCCCTATGCTTGTAGAAGCATGGAAGAAAAAGCTGAATGAATTTGAAGAATTGCAAAAAGGCACAGACGCCCAATTGGTGCAGGGTTATGCACATCTGACTAAGATTCAGGTCCGCAATGTAGTCAAGTTCATTGAACAAGTGTTAAATGACCTGAATGCATATATTAGCGTTAAGAAAGCCGCAAAGACTCCTCGTCAACGCAAAGCAGTTCCTGTTGAAAAGCTGGTTGCAAAACTTAAGTACCTCAAGACTTTCAAAGACACTGCATCCAAGCTAGACCTTACAAGTTTGCACCCTGTCAAGTTGCATGGTTCAAGTGAAGCATGGGTATATGACACTGCCAAGCGCAAACTGCATCACTTTATTGCCGATGAATACTCTAAGGCTTTCACCGTCAAAGGTAACACATTGCTTGGGTTTGACGCGGCGAATAGCGAAGTTAAAACCCTGCGCAAACCCAGTGAGCAACTAAAAGAAATTATGGGTAGCAAGCCAGCCGCTCGTAAATACTTCAAAGATATTAAAGCTGTTGCGACTACACCGAATGGCCGTTTCAACGAATCTATGATTATATTGAAAGCGTTTTAATGAATAAACTTCTAATCTGCGGTGATAGCTTTGCCGCTGATTGGACTGTTAAGGTAAAGGGAAAAGGTTGGGTCAACCTGCTTGAAAAAGATTACAAAGTAACAAATCTTGCTCAAGCGGGTTGCAGTGAATACAAAATCCTAAAGCAATTACAGTCAGTCGATTTAGATAAATTTGATATGGTGCTAGTGTCACACACTAGCCCCTTTCGCCTTTATGTGCCCGAACACCCGGTTCATAACAAAGACAAGTTACATAAAAATAGTTGTCTATTATACAGTGATGTATTGGAACATCTACCCGATCACCCCGAGTTACAGCCCGTAATAGATTACTTTGACAAGTATTTTGATATACAATATGCTGAACACATGCACAATCTATTGTTAACTGAGATTGAAGAATTATGTCCAATTAGAACAGTACACATTTCCCACATTGATTGGAAAAATCTACATGAATTTGAGATATTTTTAAACTTCAAAGATGTTTTTTCAAAGCATAGAGGTTCTATGAATCACTATACCGAAGAGGGAAATAAGATTGTATATCAATCGGTATTAAACCGTTTAAGAGTAATGAATGAGTAAAAAAATAATGTTAGTCGCAGGTGGAAGTGACCCTGCAGGATCAGAGATTGATGGATCGTGTGACAGCCCATACAATCGACAACACAGCTTTGGTAACCTATTGGCTAAAAAATTAGGATATGAACCTATAAATATTGCTATCGCAGGATCAACGAATGGTGGTATTGTGCGTAGTGTCTTAGATTGGTTCAATCACAATTACGATCCATACAGTGAAGTATTTGTGTTAGTTGGCTGGGCCGATGGTATTAGAATGGAAGTACCGTTCTATCAAAAGACTTGGTACAACCAAGAATGGGACAAGCATGTAGATTGGTATAGTCCCACACACGATGACTATATTAGAATCAATATGGGCTATAAGGGAAATGGTTCCAAAGAACAAGATTTCATTGAGGGCTATCATAGGTTCATGGCAGACAATGAGTTGTACTTAGAAATATTGAGTGCAACCTATGCATTGCAATTGGAATATTTTCTCAAAATGAAGAAGGTAAAGTATCTATTGGTCAATACTTTGTACACGTTCACACAGGATCATCCTACGTTGCAATGGTACAAAGATCAAATTGACCGTAATCGATTCTTAGATTTCGACAACAACAAAGAACCTTTTTATTACAAGTACGCCAACATGGGGTACAAGAACACAAAAGCGCAATATTATCACCACGATGAGGTCCCGCATAGATTATATGCGGATCATTTATATGATTACATCATTAAAAACAAACTACACACCACTTACAAATAAGGAGTTAACATGACACAACACATTGATTTAAACAAATACCAAACATTCGTTGAAGCTGTAACTAGCAAGCCTAGCAACGACTTGACTACATTTATGAACCGCCTAGATGAACTAGATGCTAACTTTGACACTACAGTATGCACTCACGGTCCTGATATCAACGTACCGTTACTACTGACTGCGGCTCTTGGGCTTGCGGCAGAGACAGGTGAATTCTGTGAGATTCCTAAGAAGATGTTCTTTCAAGGTAAGCCACTAAATGACGAAAACGTTTTTCACATGAAGCGTGAACTCGGTGACGTTATTTGGTACTGGATCAATGCTTGTCGTGCATTGAATCTTGACCCCAATGATGTTATTGCTGAGAATGTAAAGAAACTAGAAGCACGGTACCCGGGTGGCAGTTTTGATGCAAGCTACTCGGAAAATCGCAAAGAAGGCGATATCTAACTAAAACGGGCCACATTGCCCGTTTTTTATTGGTCTATGGGTTCCGCTACCTGGAAATGCGGCGAAATTCCGTCCTCATCGTGCAGTGACGGTAGAAGTGTGACCAACACAAATTTATGGGACTACCCTTTGATGCTTAAACGTCTACCCACTGCGTAGAAACGTTTCCCATATCTTAACAGTTGATAGTTGCCAGGTCATAGTAATTGCGATAGAGGGCCTGGGCTGTGTGTAGAATCCTGATGAATATACCTACACTTTAACAGCGAATACGGAAAAGTCCCT